ACAGCGGTGGCGTTTTTGTTGGCGCTGCCAGCCTGGCCGGCGGCTTACTTGGCCGGTACCAGGTGGATGCGCGATTCCGTGGCCGCCTCCACCTGTAACGGCGCGCGCGGCCTGGCTCGGTTTTGCGCGAGGTTTGGCGCACTCAGATCAAGGCATACTGCCGTCCTGTGGCGGGGGTACCGACATGAGCCTGATAGAGAGTTCAGACCCATAGCTGCGCCGCTGTGGGGGGCGGACGTCGTGACGCATCTCTCGCAGCAGCACGTTCACTAGGTGATCGTGGCGCTCACCGCTACGTTGGGTGTTACGGTAGGAAATCTCATCCTGGAACGCGTATAGGGCTGTCAAAACAGAAGGCGATGCCACGAGCGTTAGAGCATTGACAGCGTCTGCGTAGCGAGCGTGCGCTTCACGAGTGACATTCCGCCCTTGCACCACCCCGGATAGCGCTGCGACGTACTCTCGATAGTGTTCTAGTTTGGCCTTTCGCCAGTCGGCTTCGTGTTCACGCCACTTGGTTAAAAAGTAGGTGACGACCACCACCAAGATGGCGAATACACCAGAGAGAACAGCTACGGTCGTATTTCCCACGGCACCATCTCCAATAGTTGCGCTGCATAAGCGAGCGTTGCAGCGTAAATGGTAGCAAGGCGATACCCGGAGCATGTCCTAAGTTGCTGCCTTGCCCAATTCGCACCGTCCCTCACACTTTGCACGCGACGCTCAGCCGTTTAACCTTCAGCCAGGGGCGGCTGGCTAGGCTTTCCTTGCGCGTCCATGAAATCAGCCCCGGTTGACACCTGCAGCCCCATTTCATCGACCTGACGCTGCGACAAGGACCGAAAACGGCATCCGCATCGAGTATGGAGAGGCGGAAGTCGCTGCCAGATTGGATCGGTGTAGTGAAATACCCTTTCGTCTCGTGGGGAGCAACGCTTGCACCCAAAATTGCATTCGCCGCCCACCAGCCACTGCCAGTACGGCCGCTCATCTACCTGCTCCAGCGCTGTGGCGTATCGCTGTTTTATGTGACCCCGGATATTGCGGTCACGTGCGCGGTCGGGACTTGCTGGCATGGCACCTCCAGTGAAATGACCCTAGATCTTGCCATGTCAGCGAAACGCTGGTTAAAGGGAACTAGAACAAGCAGCCGTCGCCCGGCTTCCAGTTCGTGATGACCAGTTCGCCACTCGTCTGCGGCCTGCCGTGCGCCTGGCCAAGGCTGTACTTGATATCCAGCTCGGCCATGTGGTGGCCAGCAAAGACCTCCCTGATGTCCGGGTGGTCGTTGATCGACACCATGACCTTGCCCTTGCACGTGCGCATCAGCTCGGCCATCTCCTGGTAGTTCTCGAACCCGAACGGCACGCCGTAGCCTTCGGTCTGCCAGTACGGCGGGTCCATGTAGAACAGCGTGTGCGGCCGGTCATAGCGGCGCACGCACTCCTGCCAAGCCAGGTTCTCGATGTTGGTGCCATTCATCCGTAGGTGCGCGGCCGACAGGTTCTCCTCGATGCGTAGCAGGTTCACCATCGGCGCGGTGGTGGCCGTGCCGTAGGACTGGCCGTCGACCTTGCCGCCGAAGGCGTGATGCTGCAGGTAGAAGAACCGCGCGGCGCGCTGGATGTCCGTCAAAGTCTCGGGGTTCGTCATCTGCTGCCACTTGAATACCTGGCGCGACGACAGCGCCCATTTGAACTGCCGGACGAACTCCTCCAGGTGGTGCTGCACCACACGGTACAGGTTGACCAGCTCGCCGTTGATGTCGTTTAACACCTCGACGCCTGCCGGCACCTGGCGCAGGAAGAACAGCGCCGCGCCGCCGCTGAACACCTCGACATAGCAGTCGTGCGATGGAAACAACGGCAGCAGCTTGTCAGCCAGGCGGCGCTTGCCGCCCAGCCATGGAATGATCGGACTCGCGTCCATGAGACTCCCGGTTTTCAGGCGCTCGCGGGCGCGCTTGTTCGGGGCTCTCGGCCCTCAGATGATTCATGCCACGGCAGCGCGGGCATTTGATGGTCAGGACCACGTAGTGGCCGCTGGCCAGTTTGCGGCCACAGTGGCCGCAGCGGATATCGTTGGTGTGCATCTGCAAGCGTTAAAACTTCCGCTAAACTCACCGGGCTTTTGACGTCAAAAGTGGCGGCCTAGGGTTGACTTGCAGGGTATGTCTGCGGGTCGGCTGGCCTGGCCGGTGTTTGCAGCACCGGTCAGGTCGCCGTCTTTCTCTCGTCTAGGTCGCAGCTGGCTGCGACACGCGACGTTTGAACGGCGATACTGTGAATGCCAGAGGCAGTCGCCACGACGGCCCAAACGGTTCGGCCTTCCAATTGCTGCCATCCCAGCAGTTCCAAGCCTTCCACCCCAGCTTCAACATGCCGAAGCGGCCGCGGTAATACAGGTTGAAGCCATTGCCGATCGCTACGAACAGCGTCAGAGTGTCGGTATCGATGTAGCGCAGCACGCGCCATGCAGACGGATCGAAAGACACGCCCAGGGGCCAGTAATCCCAGCCGTAGGCGGGATTGCGGTACAGCCACCAGGCCCGCGCAAGGAAGCGCCGCCATCGTGTTGCCCCCCAAGACCGGTCAAGATAGCCGTCTTGCCAGCCGGCATCGCAACTCGCATCGAAGGTCTGAAACCAGCGCAGCCAACGCGGTAGGTTGCCCTGGGTATCGCATAGAAGCGGTGCCCACCAGTTGACGAAGACGCAGGCAAATACCGTTGCCAGCAGCGAGACGAGAACGAAGATGGGATAGCGGGTCACCATGTGAAAGTCTCCACGGAGGAAATGCTGGTGGCGGCATTGATCTTGGCGACCAGGTCTGCACACTTTTGCTGGGCTGCCAAGCGGAAAGCCAGCCAATCGGCATTGACCTGCTGCACCTGGGCGGCCGTGTGCGCGGTCAACGCCCAAGTGGTGCCGTTGGCGCACCATAGCGAGACCGTCCACGTCGAGGGCTGGCCCTGCGATGCCATCGCGGCATTCAGCAGGTTGCGTTGGTCATTGTCCTGCGACGGGTAGGTATGGACCGAACCGAGAGCCGAGGAAGCGAAGCCCCCCACTAGCGCCGCAGCGCAGGCCGCACTTACGCTCGCCGCCCGTTGCGCCTGTGCCTGCGCGAGCGTCAGCAGCGAAGCCGGATCAACAGCAATCGGGGCGCCGTTGGAGTCTGCCGTGATGGCTTTGCCTGCGGCCTGCGCGGACAGAAGTGCTTGGTGTTCGTCCGCCGTGACTTCCACAGCGTCAGCAGGAATCTGGCAAGCCGGATTCGGCACGGTGACGGTCGGTCCGGCAACTGCCATGTCAGGAACCTCGATCAACGGCGCCGTCGCTTCCGGCTCATCTAGCGGTGCAACCCAGTTTGGATCAGGTACCTTTTTGGTCGGTCGCACCCAAGAAGAGTCAACAACGGTCAGCGTGCGCTCGCCGTGGATGATGGTGTCGTAGAAGCCACCGGACGATTTTGCGTAGTAGAGCATGGACATTTTCCTTACCTGCCAAACGCGATCCAGCTAAACGCAGCGTTCGCGCCTGCGCTTGCCGCATTCGGATATGCATTGAACTGTGAGAGGCTGACGGACGCTGTATTGATGCCGTAGGTCGTGTTGGCGCTGGCATTCGGCGCCGCCAGGATCGCGAAGACACCTGCCGCAAACGCAATCGGATACGTAATTGTTACGGGCGAGCTTCCGGAGGCTTGGCCCCACTGCAAAAGCAACCCGCTCGGCAGCTTTTGATAGCCGTTCGTACTCAGTGAGCTTCCAAACGACGGCGAGCCGAAGCCGCATTCAACAACATACCAACCGCCACCGCCCACCGTGTTCGCGACGAACGTTAAGGTTTCTCCAGGCAGCACGGGGTAAGTATTGCCTGTGCTGCCGTTGGCATAGTTGATGATTTCGGTTCCGTTGGCTTTGAACGTACCGCCATACGTTCCGCCCTGAACGGTGAAAGTCGAGCCCAATGGGCACGACGCCAACGCAGGTAGCGTTGCGGTCAGCCCTGGCGCTTGAAGCGCGCCCCACGAGCCCAGCTGCCCCAGGCCAATAGTCGTGTTCGTAGAAATGCCAACGCCCGCACCTTGCTGGAATGCAAGGCCATTGCGCTGCACAAACGCCGTCGTCGCCGCCTTGGTGCTGCTATCGAACTGCGGTTGCGTGGAAGCGGATACCGTGCCCATCACCGACAAGTTGCCGCTGTCATCCATGTCCAGAATCGCCGCGGAGTAGGCGTCGTTGATGACCTGGTAGCGCCCATTGGCGACGCGGACGGATTTGCTCGGTGTAACTGAACCATTGCCGGTAACGCGAACGTTCGCCCCGTTCGCGTTACCAGGGTCGGAAATCTGAACATTGGTAGCTCCCGATCCATTTCCGCTGATGGTTGTCAGCCCGGAGATCACAGGCGACGACATGCGCGGGCCGTTCACAAACTGCAGTGCGGCCGTGCCGCCAATCACGTCCCATTCGTTGCCGCCTCGGGACATCAACAGCAGCGTGTCCCCTTTCTGTAGCGTGATCGGCTGAGCGCTGGCACCCGACCAGATAGAGTCGTCGCCCTGCGTGGTGACAATCAGCGTGCCGGCGCCTTGGCTGAAGAACCAGATGAACGACGCGACCGGCATCGTGCTGCCGACCGGCAGTGTGAACGTCGTGCCGGGTGGGCCGAAGCACTGCACAGCGGCGTTCGCCACTGCGTTGGTCAGCGTTGTGTTGGCGTTGTAGGCAAAACAGTTCGAGAAGCCGCGTTGCTGCACAAACGCTGTGGTCGCCAGCTTCGTGCTGTTGTCTAACAGCGGCGGCGTTGTCCCTGTCGGGGCGCCACCAAGAACCGGCGATGCTCCCAATATGGCGGCAACGAGACTGGCAACCTGCGACGGTACGATGCTGTTGATCAGGAACCCGTTTGCCGTCGCATCGAACGTTGCACTGACGATCGAGCCGACCGGCCCGTCACCGTTCTGGGTCGGTGTCCCATCATCGCGCAACAGCGATACCGGACCAGCGCCAGCATTTAACGTGCTCGCTCCGCTGATGCTATGTGCGATACGGAACTTGATCGGCAAGCCGTTCGCATACGCGTTGATCTGGGGGTTGAGCGCCACGACACAGGCATTTGCAGCCCCAGTGTCTAACAAATAGTTGCCCGAGCGCGCCTCGATGAGCGCCTCAATCGCAGTCAGCATCTGGGCGTTGTTGTTCGGATCAAGTGCTAGCCCCGCCGCAAGGACAACCGCTGCAATCTCGCCCTGTACAGCGTTGTGCCAGGCGGCGGCGAGAGGCGTGCCGACTGCACCGGTGGCCGGGTTGCCATCGTGAAACGAGCCATCTTGGGAATTAATGAGCTGCATACTCAGCTTCCGAGGTATTGGAAATAGACGAAGGTGAAGGCGGGCTTGAGGTCGTTAAAAACCGCCTCGATCACGGGATCGGCGAACGAGGTGATGGGATCGCCGGCAGCGGCCGTACCCGCACGCGCCTGGTAGGCACGCAATGCGGAGCCGCTGACCTTCACGCACCACACCCACACGATGTCGGTCACGTACATCGTGTCGCCACAACGCGCGACGCCACACTGCGGGTACTGGGGCTCGACGATGTTGATCGTGTAACCAAGCGATGCCCCCAACTGCGTGAAATACGGAATCGACAAGCCACCGACCGCCCCCAGCTTGGCGACGGCCGCATCGACGCGCTGCTGCGGCGTGGCGTCTGCAGGCGGCGTGATCCCCAGCACGCGCTCCCAGTCGGGCAGCATCGGGCCAGCATCGTAGGGGGTGATGGCCCCGAGAACGGCGTTTGCGCTGGCCAGCGCAGCGTCGAGCGCGTTGCCCTCGGCATTGAGCTGCGCCGCGATGTTTGGCCCGTTGGGGTCGTAGCTGACCGGCGGCAGCAATGAGCGCAGCAGATCGACGTGCTTCATTGCATTAGGCTCACAACCAGGTTGCCGAGCTGCAACCACTGCACGACCGTGGCGTCCACTTCTGGCACCACGTTCGCGGTCGGCGTGACCAGCAGGCGGTCGGTGATGCCCGGCGTGTCGGTGATGACCCCTTCGACTCGGCTCTTAACGTACTTGGCGCCAGGAGCGAGCGAGGCAAAGTAGGCGGCGATGCCAGGCTGGACGGCGGCATATGCCTGTGGCTGCGTGCCGCCCGGCATCGCCACCTGCACAACGTGATCGAGCGTGACAATGGTAGGCGCAATCACGAGCGAGCCTTTGGCAGTGACGGGCCGCTGGCTGTCGATCGCCGCTTGCACGGCCGCGATGGTGGCAGCCGATGGCAGGCCGCCCGACGCCGTGATGACCACATCGCAGGTGCCCAGGCCGCGCCGCAACGGATACACGTAGGCCGTCGACACACCTGCTACGTTCATCGCCCAGCGCCGATAGTCGTACTGGTTGCCGCCGGCCGGCGGGTGGCGGATCACGTCCAGCAGGCGCGCGAGCAGCTCGGCATCGGTCTCGTCGTCGGTGCCGCCGACCATGGAGACCACGGTCGCAGCGGCGTTGACACCGTTCGGCGGTGAGAACACCGTCAGCGTCGTGACCACGGTGGAGTCGACGTTGCTTGCGCTGCCCACGACGACCGCAGTGGCCGCAAGCTGCAGGGTGCCGTTCGCGCCAATCGTGCCTGTCGCGGTGGTCTGGTATTGGCGGCCGTCGAGCGTTTGCACCAGCAGCGCGGCAGTGATGGGTGCACCCGGCTGACCCGTGACCTGAATGGTTCCCTGCGCCGCCACCGCCAACTTCTTCGACAGGCCGCGCGTGCGCGCGTGCAACGCCAGGTTGTCCGGGTCAGCCGAGTCGGGGAAGATCTGCTTGTAAATCCACTGCTGGTGCTGGTACAGCCCTTCAATCGCACTCGCGTTCGCATTGGCGCGAATCGCGTAGTCGGAATCCGCCCCGGTGTCGGCCTCGGGCAGCTTGTTGGAAATATCCCGCAGGATGCCGGCCTGAATGCCGTCAAAGGTCTTGATCGGGAACGACATCAGCTCACCTTCACGGGATGCTGGAAACGCTGCGGGGTGCCGGTTGCATCGACGACATCGACCAGCAGCAGAAGCCAACCCGTGCGCGGCGATGAAACCGTGACGGTGACACTCTGCGCGCGGCCGTCGTCGGCCAGCGGCTGCAGCGCTTGCTCGGCGTATTGCTTGGCCAGGCCACGCACGCGCGGCACATCCTTCTCGCGCTCCAGCTCGTGGAGGCGCGAACCTAGCGTCGAGTCAGCCCAATAGGAACCAAGCGGCGTCTCCAAGCGGAGATAGACCGCGTTGGACAGCGTGGAGGTGACTTGCCCCGCGTAATCGCGGGTGGAGGGATCGAGAGCCGGGTCCATGCCGCCGAGTATCGAGGCATGGACCGGTTTGGTTGGAGTGGAACGATGTCAGGTGGAGCTTGCGGCTTCAGTCATAAGAAGTCCGTGTGTGCCGCCGTACTTATTTGCCAGCGTGTCCAGCAAGTCGTACCCCTCCCACGTGAGATGAAGGGCGGTCACGGTCCACGTTTGGACGCTAGCGGCCCCCTCGATGAAGCCGGCTTTGATGAGCATCATGTAGTGGAGAAACACCCGCTCCTCCCCGATGCCTTTGAAGACGTCTAGCCTGCGTTCAGCCTCATCCTCGTTATAGAAACGCGAGTGATTGGCGACTGTCTGAAGAATCGCCGCGACCAAGCGCATATCGCGGTTGCCATCAATCCCGATGCTTTGATTGGCCTTAAGTCTAGACATCAATACCCCTTCAACGGATGTGATTGGAAAAGACATTATGCCGTGTCATTGCTGCGGCAGCGGCTTGGTCGTAATGCCGCCTATGCTGTCGTGGTGCGGATGGTTCGCCAGGCTGACACCGCCTGCGATTACGTCCACCGAAATCTTTGCTGTGCCGGTGATCTGCATCGCATCACCTCCAGCCGCACCGGCCTGCGCCGTCATACCGCCGTTCGCAGCCAGGCCGCCCTCCACAACAACCTGCTGGCTTGCAGTCAATGCGGGCGTCGTCGCATTCACCGCCTGCGAGGCGTTCATGTTGATCACCTCGGTATTGATGTTCACCGCCTGCGCAGCGTTGATGTTGAGCGTCTGTGTGGTCAGGTTGATGAGGCGGCCGCGGTTGAGCACGATGGAGTCGCCCTCGTCGGTGTAGAGCGCCACCTCGCCCGAGGCCAGGCCCTTGAGCCTGTAGCTGCCGTGCTCGGTCGCAATGATGATGCCGTGGGCCGTCTTGCCCCCGATCGGCAACACGATCTGCATCGCGCCTGGCAGCGGGTTCGACGTGAAGCCGTAGTGCTGGAACAGCTCGGCGTCCTGCAGTTGCTCGTCCGCGAGGCCCGCGCCTTGCACGAGCTGGATGTCGGTGTCGCTGCGGACCATGCTGATAACGCCCCGAAACGCCAGACGTATCCTGGACATGGCCGCGCGGATACGGCCATCAACCTTTGCCCACATCGAGAATATCCTCCGGTCCTTGATTCTTGCCGCGACGGTGGCGGCGTTTGTGTGCGTGTGCGTCGAGCGTCCAGACGCGGTCTTCCTTGAGCGTCAGCACCGTGCAGGTGCCGCCCGTGCGCGACTTCGAGAAGCGGCGGCCGATCAGGAAGAACACGGCGTCGATGCCGTGGGGCTCCGAGATGACGTGAATGCGCTGGCCAGGCTTCCACAGCACACCGTCCGACGTGCGGTGGCCACGCACCTTTGCCGTCAGCGTGATTCCATGCAGGCGCGAATCCATCAGCAGCTTGCGGGCGCGCGAGATCGCCATGGCCACGCTTTCGCACTCGTGATCCACGACCACCAGCGGCCGGTACACGGTAACGGCCGGGTCTTTGGCGGTGCCCTTGATGCCGTTCTTGCCGTGTTCGTGGCTTGTGCCGTGGGTCTGCCCGAGAACCGTGACCTCGGAGTACCGCTCCGCCATCGAGCGCACGCGCTTGAGCGACAGCACGTTGTTGCCCTTGCCGTTTAGCCGCATGATTAGGGTGGCCACGGGCGGCGTGGTGTAGTCCGGGCCTCCGACGATCAGCGTGCCATCCGGCGCGAACCACGGCCACAGACCGTTGGCCTCGGCCGCGTGGGCGAGCACGTTCCAGGCGCGATCGCCTGGCTCGACGTTCACCTTCTCATTGGTGTAGGTCTTGTCGGCGTTGATCTTGATCTTGGTGATCCCCAGCGGCCGAACCACGTTGGCGATGACTTGCTCCAGCGTCGCCTGCTTGGCCACAAAGACTGGCGCCGAACAGGCCAGCAGGATGCCGGCGCCATCGCGGCCGGTCATGACCAGGGTGTCCCGGCCCTTGGCGACCTCCTCATCGATGTCGTCGATCGTGCCGACCAGCACCGTCTCGCCACCGATGCGCAGCTCGACGCCGGCGCCCTCGACCACCTCCGCCGGCAGCACGCCGGCCGGGTGCGCCAGCTCCACGCGCCAGGCGTCCCCTGGCGTGATGAGGTGGGAGTCAACGTCGTAGGTGGCCCAGTCGCTGTGAACCCGGCCGCCGATCAACAGGCTGACCTTGTCCTGGTCCGGGTTGACGACGGACTTATCGACTGTAGGCATTGAGCACAGCTCCCGGCATCACGAAGTTGGGATTGGTGATCTGCGGGTTCAGGCGCAGCAGCTCGTCGGCACGGGAGTAGTCGCCATACCAGCGAAACGCCGTCAGGTGCAGGTTGCCTGCCAGCGTCACGGTGCGGGTGGTCAGCGGCGGCCGTTCGTTCAGCACGCCAACGGCGGCCGTCTGCACCGCCAGGGCGATGTCCTTGAGGCTTTCCGTAACCGGCCGGGACACATCGAGCGCGTACACCTGGCGGTGCAGATCGATTGCCGCCTGGATCGCCGTGCGGGTGTCATTGGTGATCAGCTCGATGTCGGCCGGCGACAGCGTGGCGTCGGATGCCTCGTCCGCCAGGATCATCGAAGCGGTATCCGCGAGCTGCAGCGCCGCCGCCAATTGCACGAACGCCTGCACGGCAGCAACGTCGGCCGCGTTGGCATTGACGGCGATCACCGAGGACGGCAGCACGGGCGCGCTCGACGTCGTCGAGCTGGTCGAGCCTGTGCTCGTTCCAGAGCCCGTGGCGCCCGTGGTGCCCGTCGACCCGTTCCCAACCGACGAGCTGGTCGCGGCCGTGATGCCGGTCGGCACGACGCCGGCACTGCTGCCGATGGTTGCCGTGCCGCTGCTGATCTTGCCCGGCAGCTCTACCGTGTTGCTCAACTGCCCGACCAGGCTCTTCCAGTCCGACACGATGACGCCCACGTCGAAAGAGCGCAGATCGGCCATACCGGACAGGTAGCTAACAACGTCGGCGGCGAACGCCTGCGGGTAGTTGATGACGTCGAGCACGGTGCCGATGACGCCTTGCACCTGCGCGCGCAGCGCGCCCAGCGTGCCGGTCATGATGTCGCGCAGGCTGTTCAGCCGCGCAAGCGCGCCCTGAACGGTAGACAGCGCACTGACCAGGCCACTGAACCCGGACATGCCGCTGGTGCGGGTGTTGTTGGTGAGCGCGCTGACCGCCTCGGCCTTCTGCGATGGCAACTGCTGCACGAAGAACGGGTTGCCTGGCGTCGACTCGAGGAAGCGCAGATCGATTGTGCAGGCGTCGACGTTGTCGGCGTCGTGGTGGACCCTGTAGCCGGCAACCTTGACCGTCGGGATGCTGCCGAATACCGGATGGATCAGCTCACCATTGCCTGGCGTGTCCAGCGCCTGCAGTAGCTGCTGCAGGAGCGTCTCGTACTTGTCGCCCCAAATGACGGCCAGCAGGTGCATATGCCGCGCGCGGCGACCCATGCCCTCAACGTCGGCGCCGTCCACGTAGGGTATCTCGTGCGTGGCCAGCGCGAAGTCGGCGTCGTCGTCCGTCAATTTAACGTCAAACGTGACACCACGGAACGAAGCGTCGTAGAGCGTTTCCGACCAGCTCATGTCAGTACCTCAAGGCGGCTTGGCCGTTGATCTGATTGACCGCTTCCGCGATCACCTGGCTGTCCAACTGCACCTTGGTGTTGACGGTGATGGGCTGCGGTGCCTTGTTGCCCTCGGCCTTATAAAGCGCGTCGCCGATCAATTTGCCCAGCTTCTCGCCGCCCAGGTCGCCCAGGAAGCCGCCAGCCAGGCCGCCGACGACGCCACCGATGGCCGTGCCAATGCCAGGTACAACCGAGCCGATGGCGGCGCCAGCGGCGGCGCCTGCCATCCAACCGCCAATGCCACCAGCCGTGCCGCCAGCGACGCGGGAGTACTCGCTTTTCTTCTGCTCGTCGGTGAGCGCCTTGTCCTGGCTGATGCTGTACGCTTCCGCGCCCCCAAAGAGCAGAGACAGCGCGGACGAGCCCAGCGGCTTGAGCAGCCGGCCCGCGACACCCAGGGCACCCCTGCCTGCAGCTCCCAGCAGCGACGAGGCACCACGCACTGCCGTGCCGGCAGCGCCGCTGGCCATACGTCCCAGCGCCGAGGAGCCAGCGTGGCCAGCAGCCCGCGCTGCAGCGCCAGCGGCGCCATGTGCACCGGCGCCAAAGAACATGCGCGCCAAGCCAAAGCCAACGATCACGCCAGTCAGGCCCTCGAAGGCCACCTTGGTGCCCATGATGGCCGTGGCCAGGCCGGGATATTTCTCGGCATACGCGGTCAGCTTGTCGGCGGTGTTGCCGATGGCCTTGTCCAGGCCGCGCACGGCGTCCATCTCGCTCATCTCGGCAATCGACTTCGCCCGTTCGGTCTTGAAGGCATCGGTCTCCTGCATCACCGCTGCATCCTTGTCGCCGATATGCTCATCGTGCGCACGCAGCGTTTCGGCGGAGATCTTGTCGAACTTCTCCCGATTGCCCAGGTACCCCATCAGGGCCAGCATTTCCTGCCGGTTGCGCACGATCTTGCCGATCGCCGAACCGGCGAGGATCTGCTCCATGCTGCCGTACAGCGTCTCGCGTTCGCTGTCATTCTTCGCCGCCGCGAGCTTCTGCTTGATGGTCTGGTAGTTCTTATCCTTCTTCATCACCTGTTCGATGATGTCGCCGAAGGCCACCAGTGCGCTCTTGCCCTGCATGCGTGCATTGGCCAGCTTGACCGCGAGATTGCCGCCCAGCTCGCGGTGCACCTGGTGCGCGGTGTCGTGGCTGTTGAGCTTGTTGAGCAGGTCCAGCGCATTGTTGCCGGCCTCGTCGGCAGTACCCGCCGTCGTCATCGACACTTCGTTGAGCGCGATCAGCTCGGACAAGCCCTTCATGCCGCCCATGCCGGCGTTCTTGGCGGCTGCCATCTGCTGCGGCAGCCACTTGGCCATCTGCCGCAGGTGGAAGCCGCCCATGTGGCCGCCCTTGATCGCCGCATCGAGCACTTCCGGGATTTGCTCTTCCTTGATGCCGAAGGTCTGGATGCTGCGCATGGCCACGTCGCCCAGCTCGGTCGTGTCCGCGCCCTGGGCCGTGGCGTACTTCTGCAGAATCGGCATCAGTCTGAACGCGGTCTGGTGCGAAACGGCGTTCTGCCCGAGCAACTGCGTCATCGCGTCCACCACCTGCTCCGGCGTGCCGCCGCCGGCCGCGATGGCCTCCCGCACGACCTTGCGCAGCTCGGCCATGCCGCGCAGGCGTGCCGGCACATCCTCCTCATTGAAAGCCGTATTGGCCATCAGCGCGATGCGCCGGTCGAAGTCCATGGTCTGCTTGACCGGCGCGGCGATCGCGCGGGCGCCGGCAATGCCACCCAGGACGGTCTCGCCGGCCAGTCGCAGGCCGTTGGCACCGCCTTGCAGCATGTGGATGCCGCGCTGGGCTCGGGTCAGCTTGCCCATCTCGGCGGTCAGCTCGGCCACGCGGGCGCGGGTGTGCTCGAAGGAGCGTGCCTGCTCCTCGGCCGACATCTGGCCCGATCGCGCCAGGCGCGCGTAGGCCGCCTCGGTACGGGCGATCTCGCGCTGGATCTCGGCTTCCGAGCGCAGGCCCAGGGCTTCCCACGCCTGGTTAAACCGCTGGTAGTCGCGCAGCCGCTTGGACAGGCTGGAGTCGGCCGCACGGGCGGTAGCGGCTGCAGCGCTTTGTGCAACCTTGGACTGCTGCTCAATGGCGACGGTGGTGTTACCGATTTCGCGCTGGACGATCCGCTCAGCCTGGCTGACCTCGGTGGCTCGGGTGCTGGCGACCCGCGCGCTGGCGGCACCGGTGGCCTGGATGGCATCGGTCGCGCCGCGCGATGCGCGCGTGACGTCCTGGAACGAGCGAGTGGCGGCTTGCGAGAACTCGTCGCGCCACCGCACCAGCATCGAAATAAGGAGGTTCTGTCCCATGCTGGGCTGTCCCGGTTACTTGCGATTCTTCCGGCGTTTGGACACGACGCGGCGTCGTGTACCCGTTTCTGCGGCGGTCCAAGGGATCGGCCAAGGCTCGACGGTGTCCGGCGTCCCACCAAGCCCTCTCCCGCTTCGCCCATGCGCCCGGTTCACTGCCTTCTGCAGCGTCATGTTGCTAGGCCGCCGCGTTACACCGGCTTCAGCAA